ACCCGGCCCTGGTGCTTGCGCACCGCGGTGCACAGCGCTTCGTGCACGGTCGGGTACTGGCTCGGCAGGATCTCGCCGGTGTAGGCGTCGACCCACTGCAGCTGGCCGGCGGCAAGCCACGCGGCAAGCTGCTCGACGTCCTGCATGGCCATGCACCAGGTGCTGACCATCAGGTAGTCCCAGGGCTCGCAGGCCATCAGGTGCTGCAGGAAGCTCAGTCTGTCGACGTCGCCGCTGCTGATCACGTGCCAGCTGTCGCCGTCTTCGATGAACGGCGGCAACAGGTCGCGCAGCAGGGCCTCGCTCTTGGCGCGGCGCACGCTGATGCGGTTGCGCGTGCGCATAGCGCGGGCCTCCGACAGGCGCTGCTTGCGGGTGCGGGCGGTGCTGCAGCGCGTGGCGCAGATCTGCAGCGAGTTCGACGTGCAGGGCATCGCCGCCGACCGGTGGCGGCTGGAGGACTTCCAGCAACAGGCGACAGACGACGGAATCAGCCTGCCGGCCTTGCTGCCGTTCGGCCAGGGCTTCAAGGACATGAGCCCGGCCATCGACGCCTTCGAGACCGCCATCCTGAACCGCACGGTGCAGCACAACGGCCACCCGGTGCTGACCTGGTGCGCGGCCAATGCCGTGACCGACAGCGACCCGGCCGGCAATCGCAAGCTGAACAAGGCAAAGGCCACCGGGCGGATCGACCTGGTGGTGGCGGCGGTGATGGCTTACGCCAGCGTGGCGGCTTCCCCTGATGAGGCGTCCATCGACGACTTCATCAATTCACCGGTGATCGGCTGATGGGCGTGTTCTCAAGGTTGGGCGGGTGGTTCGGGCTGGGCGGGCCGCTGGCAGAGCAGCCAGGGCAGCAGATCCCGGTGCCGTCCACCACGCTGGTCAGCGACGTGGGCAACGTGGGCCCCGATGGGGCGTTGCAGATGGCGACCGTGTGGGCGTGCATCGAGCGCCGCGCCGCGGTGGTGGCCTCGCTGCCGTTCTTCGCTTATGAGCAGGCGCCCGGCGGCATGAAGCAGCTGGCCCGCGCGTCCAGGCTGTACGGCCTGCTGCACGACAGCCCGAACAACCGCATGACGCCCTTTGAATTCTGGCGCGCCATGATGATGAACCACGATCTGCGCGGCAACGCCTATGCCCGCATCGAGCGTGACGAGCGCAACGGCGAGGCGATGGCGCTGTGGCCCATGCCGGCCGACCAAGTGGCGCCGTTCGTGCTGCCTGACGGCTCGATGGTCTACCAGTACGAGTTGGGCGGCAATGTGGCCGTGCTGGCCGCTGAGAACGTGCTGCACCTCAAGGGCCTGGGCAATGGCACCGTGGGCCTGGCCAAGCTGGAGTTCATGCGCGCCACGACAGACGAAGCGGCCAAGGCGCAGGCCAGCGCGGCACGCATCTTTGGCAACGGCGGCAAGCCGACCGGCGTGCTGATGGTCGACAACGTGCTGAAGCCAGAGCAGCGCACAGCACTGAGCCAGCGCTTCGCCGAGATGGCGCAGGGCAGTGTGTCGCGCCTGTATGTGCTGGAAGCGAACCTGAAATACCAGCAGCTGAGCCTGTCGCCGGAGGATCAGCAGTTGCTGGAGACACGGCGTTTCAGCGTCGAGGAAATCTGCCGCTGGTTCGACGTGCCGCCGGTGCTGGTGCACCAGAGCAACGTCACCGCGTGGGGCAGCGGCATCGAGCAGATCATCGACGGCTGGCACAAGTTCACCGTGCGGCCAATGCTGGTCAGCATCGAGCAGGCCACCCGCAAGCGCGTGTTGACATCGAAGCAGCGAGCCGCCATGTCGGTCGAGTTCAACTTCGACGCACTGCTGCGCGGCAATGCCAAAGACCGGTATGCGATCTACGCCCAGGCGGTCCAGAACGGCGTGATGACCCGCAACGAGGCGCGCCAGCTGGAGAACCTGCCGGCGGCGGCCGGCCCTGGCGCCAATGCGTTGACCGCGCAATCCAACCTGTTGCCGCTGGACAAGCTCGGCACCCAACAACCTACCGGAGGCTCCAATGCTTCTACGCAAGCACCTATCGCTCAGTGATGTGAGCCTGAAGATGGAAGGCGACGGCGGCCGATTTGCCGGCTATGCCTCTGTGTGGGGCAACGTCGACAGCGACGGCGACATTTTGTTGCGTGGCGCCTTTGACTACAGCCTGCGCAACTACGGCAAGCCCAAGATGTTTTTCAACCACGACTGGTCGAGCATCCCGGTGGGCCGCTATGACGTGGTGAAGGAAGACGACCACGGCCTTTACGTCGAAGGCGAATTCACGCCCGGCCTGGCATCGGCTGCAGCCGTGCATGCGGCCATGAAGCACGGCACGCTTGATGGGCTGTCCGTTGGCGGGCTGGTCAAATCCACCGATGCCGAGATGACGGCCGACGGCAAGCGGCTGATCCGCCGCTGGACGCGGCTGATCGAGATCAGCCCGGTCGTGTTTCCGGCCAATGATGCGGCCCGCGTTGACGCCGACAGCATCAAGGGTGGCGCGCTGATGCTCGACGCCATCGAGGAAGCATCGACCATCCGAGAGATCGAGCAACTGCTGCGGGATGCAGCCGGGCTCAGCAAAGGGGCCGCCACCGCGCTGGTGGCCCGCGTCAAGTCGCTGTCACTGCGGGGGGAGCCCGTACAGCCAGATGACCCGATGACCCAGGTGATCGAGCGCATCAAGCGCCTGGCCGCCTGACGCGCAGCACCCCGCAAACCCTCCCACCTGAACTGGAAACCACCATGAAAACCTCTGTCCGTTCCCTGGCCGTGCTGGCCATCACCGCGCTGGCCTCGGCCGCCGCATTTGCCGCTGGTGCGGCTGACCCCCTGCTGGCCATGTTCGGCCAGTCGCCCGAGTCGCTGCTGGTGCTGGCCACGGCCGGCGCCGTCGACATGGCGCCGATCATGAAGATGCTGGATGGCCTGGAAGCCAAGCTGAAGGCCTGGTCGGACAAGGCCGACGGCGAAGCGAAGACCCTCGGCCAGGTGTCTGCCGACACCAAGACCGCCCTGGATGCCATCGGCATCCAGCAGCGCGAGCTGGCCGACCGCCTGCAGAGCCTGGAGCAGAAGGGCACCCAGCGCAAGGACGACGAGCCTGCCAGCCAGTCGTGGGGCGAGCAGTTGGTGAAGTCGGAGCAGTACACCGGCCGCCTGCACCTGCTGGGCAAGAACCTCAAGATCGGCAGCGTGGGCATCGAGATCAAGAACACCCTGGTCGGCGCCGACGCCACTGTGGCGCCTGACCGCCGCCCCGGCATCGTGTCGGGCGCGTTCCAACCGTTCAGCATGGAGCAGCTGATTCCCAGCACGACCACCACCAGCAACGCCATCGAGTTCACGCGCGAAAACGTGTTCACGAACAGCGCGGCCGAGGCGGCGGAAGGTGCCAGCAAGGCCGAGTCGGCGCTGACCTGGACCCTGGTGAACATGCCGGTGTCGACCGTGGCCCACTGGATCAAGATCAGCAAGCAGCTGGCCGCCGATGCGCCGGCCCTGGCGGCCTACGTGAACACCCGCATGCGCTACGGCGTAAACCAGAAGGTCGACGTGCAGCTGGTGGTCGGCGACGGCACCGCCCCGAACATCTCGGGCACCTACGACTCGGGCAACTACACCGCGCACGGCTACGCCAACGCCGCGCTGGGCTCGACGCTGAAGAAGCTGGTGCTGATCCGCAAGATCATGGCCGACCTCTACACCGCTGGCTACCCGGCCGACGCCATCGTGCTGAACCCGGCCGACTGGGCGACGATCGAGATCGAGCTGTTCACCACTGCAGCTGGCCAGACGCTGTACAGCGTGAACGACGCCGGCCAGGCCCGCCTCTTCGGCGTGCCGGTCATCCAAGCCGTCGGCATGGCTGCGGACACCTTCCAGGTGGGCCGCTTCAGCGAGGCCTACATGGTCTACAACCGCGAGGGCGTGGTGGTGGAGATGAGCGATAGCGACGGCGACAACTTCACCAAGAACCTGATCACGCTGCGCGCCGAGCGGCGCCTGGCGCTGGCCACGGAAAAGCCCGCCGCCGTGCGCGGTGGTGACCTGACCCCGGCGTAACCAGACGGTCTGGCAACTTAAAAGGCTCGCTTCGGCGGGCCTT